ATCCGGGCCTCCCGGTGTATCAAACCGTCCCGGCGGACGTCATGCAAGATTGATACACCTTTAACTGCATGAAGGAAATATCATGGGATTCGCAACACACCTTGGCCCTTGGCTGCTCGGCACCGTCAAAAACACAACTGGCACTACCGCTGGCACAGTTCAGAACACTGGCGCAACCCTTGTTGCCCAATCCTTTAACCTGACCGCTGCTCAAGTGGCTACAGGTAGCATTGCTGCTGGTTTCATTCCCGCAGGCGCGGCAATCACCGACGTCCAGATTTTGACCACCACTTTGTTTGCTTCAGCCACCACGCTGCAAGTAAGCATCGGCGGTACTGCGACTGCTTCTGCGACCACCATCACTTCGGCTGGCACGTACCCCATTACGTTTGCTGCTACGTTCACGCCTACACAGGCCAACGTGGGCTCGACGGATGCAGCGATCTTGTTTACAACTACAGGCTCTTCGAGCACTGGAGCAGCCACCGTCATCATTAGTTACATGGTGCGTGACTCCAGTGGTGCTATGGCTCCAACCACATACCAAAACTAATTGATCTTGGGGGCTTCGGCCCCTGTTTTAAAGGAGATTGATTATGATGCAAACTGATGTCAAGTCAACGCATTTAAGTGCGGCTGGCTCTATTTTTGGTGGGCGTACACGGGTCAAAGGTTTTGTAGTTGCCCCAGCAGTGAGCGTTACAGCTACATTTGAAATTCGTGATGGTGGAGCTACTGGCCCCATTATTTTTCAAATGGACATCCCAACAAACTCAAATCCAAACTCGTACTATGTTGGCGTTCCCGGTGAAGGAATCCTATGCCAGACAAGCGCGTATTTGACACTTAGCGTGGGTTCCGTGACCGGAATCACTACGTTCTATGGCTAAAGCAGCGCCCAAGAAAAAAGGCCCATCACTGGCTGTTGGCCGGGGTGAGAAATTACCTATTTCTAAGGGCGCTGGCTTGACAGCCAAGGGCCGGGCAAAGTACAACGCCGCCACAGGCAGCAACCTTAAGGCTCCACAGCCCCAAGGTGGCCCCCGCAAAGATTCATTCTGTGCTCGGATGTCCGGTATGCCCGGCCCGATGAAGGATGAAAAAGGTAAACCTACACGCAAGGCTGCTGCTCTTGCAAGATGGAAATGCTGATATGACCGACCATACCGAAACCGCAAAACACGTTGTCGACGCGCTGTCGATCATTACCGTTATAGGAACGTTGGCCGATATGCTTCCATCAGTCGCAGCAATATTCACGATTGTGTGGACATCTATCCGCATTTGGGAAACCGCAACGGTTCAACGTTGGGTTAAAAAAGATGCCGTCGACCAGTAAAAAGCAACACAACTTCATGGAAGCGATTGCACATTCGCCGTCGTTTGCCAAGAAAGTAGGCGTCCCACAGTCCGTGGGCAAAGATTTTTCAAACGCGGATAAGAACCGCACATTTTCAAAAGGTGGTGATACCATGGCTTCTAAAATGAACCCCGGCTTTATGGCAATGATGGCAAAGAAAAATGCCGGAGCTAAACCAGCAATGGCCAAAGGTGGCATGGCTAAAGGCGGCTCTGCAATGCCTTCTAAGATGGGCTCTGTGCCTACAGGCGGCGGCATTAACGGTGTGGCTTCCAAGGGTAAAACCAAAGGTAAAATGATTACCATGAAATCGGGCGGCAGAGCCTGCTAAAACCTTAAACAAGGAGCCACCATGGCACTCTCTAAATTTGGCAGTGCGTTTGCGGAAGCACGCAAAGCAGGTGAAAAAGAATTTACCTTTAACGGTAAAAAGTACACCACCGACATGGCGGATAGTAAGCCTACATCTGTTGGCGGCACACCTAAAGCGGGAGAGTACAAGACTCGTGCGGCGTATAGTGATCGAGGTAACGAGGCAACCGAAAAAAATAGCATGCGCCGTGACATGTACGATCGGATGAAAGAAATCGATCAGGAAACACAAGGCGATGCTATGGCTATGAGAAACAAGCCACGTCGTACGCCCGAACCTTTAACAGAAACTAACAAGCCCGGCACATCCACTCGATATGAGAATGCGGATGCGACGTCTGAAACCTTTAAAAAAGGCGGTAAGGTCTCCTCTGCGTCCAAACGTGCTGATGGTATTGCTCAACGCGGGAAGACCCGAGCATGATGGCAAGCCGTGGCATGGGGAACATCTCCCCCTCCAAAATGCCCAAGGGTAAGAAGGTCGAACGCAAAGACGACCCGAACAGCGTCGACATGTACGCCAAAGGTGGCGGTGTCGGCTTGTATGCCAACATCAATGCCAAGCGTGAGCGCGGGGCAAAGATGCGCAAGCCCGGCCAGAAAGGTGCACCCACCGATCAGGCTTTCATCGACTCTGCAAAAACCGCAAGGAAGTGACCATGGCTACCAAAAACTGGATCAAAGACGCAATCAAGAAGCCCGGGGCTTTGCGCAAAGAGTTGGGCGCTAAAAAAGGCGAACCCATTCCTGCCAAGAAGCTGGCTGCTGCGGCCAAAAAGCCCGGCAAGATGGGCCAACGTGCGCGTCTGGCTGAAACCCTCAAGGGACTTAAGTAATGGCTTTTACATCCGGTGTTTCATCGTTTAACCTCGATCTGACAGAGATCGTGGAGGAAGCGTTCGAGCGCTGCGGCCAAGAGCTGCGTACCGGATATGACTTGAAGACTGCCCGTCGTTCTTTGAACCTTATGTTTGCTGACTGGGCCAACCGTGGCTTAAACATGTGGACGTTTGAGCAAGGCACGATCACACTGGTTGCGGGTCAGAACACCTACGCACTGCCAAACGATACGGTGGATTTGTTGGAGCACGTCATACGCACGGGCGCAAACAGCGCATCGACACAGGCAGACCTGACCATTACGCGTATAAGTGTTTCTACGTACGCCACGATCCCTAACAAGTTACAGCAGGCTCGGCCCATTCAGGTCTGGGTTCAGCGCATGTCTGGCCAAGATGGCGCAGTGGGTGCGTTGGTTACGTCCACAGTCTCGGCTACAGCCACGACAATCTCGATCGACAACGTGAACAACTTGCCAGCCGCAGGGTTCATTAAGCTCGACAGCGAAGTCATCAGCTACGGGTACATCACCCCTACGGCAGGATCGACGGCGGGCACACTGAACAACTGCGGACGCGCACAGCAGAATACATTGGCCACAACCCATGCCGTAGGCGCTACGGTTTATTGGACTCAGGTTCCAGCTTTCACGGTTTGGCCAACTCCTGACAACACCCAGACATATCAGTTTGTGTACTGGCGTCTGCGCCGTACTCAGGACGCTGGTGGGGGCGTCAACGTCATGGATGTGCCCTTCCGCTTCATTCCTTGCATGGTTGCAGGGTTAGCCTACTACTTGGCTTTAAAGGTCCAAGGCGGGGCTGAGCGCTTACCTGTTTTAAAAGCCCAGTACGATGAGGCTTGGCAACTGGCTTCTGACGAAGACCGCGAGAAGGCTTCGGTACGATTCGTGCCAAGACAGATGTTCATTGGAAGCGGTACGTAAATGGGTAATCGCTTCGCATCTGGCAAGAACAGTATCGCCATTTGCGATAGGTGCGGCTTCCAGTACAAATTGACGGCCTTGAAGAAGGAAGTCATCAAGACAAAGATTTACAATCTGTTGGTCTGCGATTCGTGTTGGGACCCAGATCAACCGCAGTTGCAATTGGGTATGTATCCGGTGGATGATCCACAAGCGGTGCGCAACCCTCGCCGGGACACGACATACGTGACGGCAGGGCCAAATGCACAAGGGTCTTTGACGGGTGGTTCGCGGGATATTCAATGGGGCTGGAACCCTGTTGGGGGTTCGCGGGCTTATGATGATCTGCTGACGCCAAACTACTTGGCATTAGCGGCGCAAGTTGGTACAGTAACGGTACAGATAGGAGCTTGATATGGCAAAGATGGAATCAATGAAGGCAGACAAGAAACAAGATGTCGCCATGATTAAAAAAGCGTTCAAACAGCACGATGCTCAAGAACACAAAGGCGGCAAGGGCACTACCTTGAAGCTCAAAAAAGGTGGCCCTACGTCTGAAGACCGTATGCGTCTTGGCCGTAACATGTCCCGTGCAAACAACCAAAAGTCGGGTTAATACCATGGCCAAGATTAACAACCTCCCCGCAGCAGCATACGCCAAGCCTCATACCATGAGTGGCAAGCCCGTGAACTTGGAAGAGAATCCCGGCAAAGGCGCAAATCGTAGTAAGCTGGACTCAATGGATGTGAGCATTGGCCGCATCAGCAAGTCTGCTGGCAACGAAGGCGTCAAGACCGACGGCATCAAAATCCGTGGAACGGGTTGCGCCACTAAAGGCGTGATGGCCAGAGGCCCGATGGCATGAACTACGCTGCTCTGAAACAGGCGATCGAAGACTACACGGAGAATTATGAAACTTCTTTCATAACGAATATCCCTGTCTTCGTGGCGCAGGCAGAGCAGCGGATTTACAACATGGTTCAGTTTCCGTCATTGCGTAAAAACATGACGGGCGTAGTTTCAACCACAACACCTTATCTTTCTGCACCCAACGATTACTTGGCCACGTATTCTTTGGCAGTTATTGATGCAAGCGGAAACTACGAGTACTTGTTGAACAAGGATGTGAACTTCATCCGTCAGGCATATCCCAAGACAACGGATACCGGGCTCCCCAAGTACTACGCTTTGTTTGGGCCAACCGTATCCGGCAGCACCATCACCACAGAGCTGTCCTTCATGGTAGGCCCAAAGCCTGACGCCAACTACACCGTTGAGTTGCACTTCTTCTATTACCCTGAGTCAATTGTCACAGCCAGCACAACATGGCTTGGTGATAATTTTGACACTGTACTGTTGTACGGTTCACTGGTTGAAGCCTACACCTATATGAAGGGTGAGACCGACATGATGGCTTTGTATGACACCAAGTACAAAGAAGCTGTTGCATTGGCCAAACGTCTGGGCGATGGTTTGGAGCGCCGTGATGCGTACCGCTCTGGCCAAACTAGGGTGGCTGTTCCATGAGCATTGCCCAAACCACCACCACCTCGTTCAGAGTTGAACTGCTTCAGGCCGTGCACAACTTTGGCCCAACGTCGCCCAACACATTTAAAATTGCGCTGTACACAGCCGCAGCTTCGTTGGATGCAACAACAACTGTATATACAACCAGTAATGAAGTTGTTGGCACAGGCTATACGGCAGGCGGAAACACATTGGTTATTAGTGTCAGTCCCACTTCAGGCAACAACACAGCCGGGGTTCCTACAGCCTATATAGATTTCAGTGACACCAGTTGGTCAGGCGCATCGTTTACTGCACGGGCAGCGCTGATCTATAACTCCACGCAAAGCAACAAGTCGGTGGCAGTTCTGGACTTCGGTTCAGACAAGACAGTAAGTAACACCACATTCCAAATTGTTTTCCCCACTGCCGATGCCAACAGCGCAATCGTGCGTATCTCATAAGGACACACATGCTGGTCACAACTACCAAAGGCGACATGGACGATTCTCTTCTTGAGAAAAAAGAAGGTTCCGTCGATAATGACGTTGAATATACAACTTGGACTGAATACTGGTTGGATGGTGAACTTGTCCACCGTTCAGCGCATGTATCGCTCAAGACTTCCCCTTTCTCTGATCTCGTAGCCGCTTCAATGGCATAAAGGAAATATCATGGCAAACACACAATCCATGTGCACCTCGTTCTTGGGCGAGTTGATGACTGCAACCCATAACTTCGGTGCATCTCCAATTCGTGCGGCAACCACTGCTGATACGTTTAAAGCTGCTCTGTATTTGGCTTCTGCCACCGTCAATGCAAGTACCACTGCTTATTCAGCAACGGGTGAAGTGACTGGCACAAACTATACCGCTGGCGGTGTATCGGTCACTAATGCAACGGCTCCAACTTCTACCAATTCGTCGGTTACGGCGGGTGTGGGGTATTGGACGCCTTCGGCAAACATTGTTTACACGACCGTCACGCTGAGCACTGCGTTTGATACCGTGTTGATTTATAACAGCACTCAGTCTAACAAGGCTGTGTCTGTCCATACGTTTGGCTCTCAAACCATTACGGCTGGTACGTTTACATTGACTATGCCATCAAACACGACAACCACAGCTTTGCTGCGCTTGTCTACAACCTGATAGGTTGTTATGTCTCTGGGATGGGGCGGCGGCGCTTGGGGTAGCGGGACTTGGGGCGGTGCGTTACCGCTCACGGGGAATGCTGCTTCCGGCAACGTTGGAACCCCTACCTCAAACATAACGGTAGCCCTCACGGGCGTAGGCGCAGCAGGCGCAGTTGGTACGCAGACGGTCAACATTACGATAGCTCTGGCGGGTGTCGGGGCTTCGGGGTTTACGGGATCGGTTGTTGTCAGTAGCACCAAAGCCTTGACGGGTGTGCTGGCAAGTGGGTTTACGGGCACGGTTGTTGGAGCAAAGGATTTTGCACTGACGGGCGTAGCGGCTTCGGGGGCTGTGGGTACAGTAGTGCCAAGTGCTTCGGAAGGTGAGACGGGTACATTTGCTTCTGGATTGGTTGGGAACGTAGGACTTAGCGTAACACTGGCATTGACGGGTGTTAACGCTGCGGGATTGCTGGGAACTGCGGCGGTTGGCAAGACGGCTAGTTTGACGGGGAACAATGCAACAGGCGCAGTAGGCGCGGTGGCGGTTCCTCTTAACGGTAACGTAGCAACAGGTGCTGTTGGGTCGGTTACTCAGAACATAGTTGTTGCGTTGACTGGTGTAGGAACGCAAGGGGCTGTTGGTACAGTTTCCATGACTGGACGGGGCGCAACCCTGACGGGCAACGTAGCATCAGGATCATTAGGGACTATGGGTGTGTTTTACTGGAGTTTAATTGATGACAGCGAGACAGCAAACTGGCAGAATGTCGATACCGCGCAAACCCCCGGCTGGTCGGTTTTAAATACGCAATAAGGGTTTTTCATGACTACAGCATATTCATCACTCCTTGGCTTGGCACTGCCAGTCACAGGAGAACTCTCCGGCACATGGGGAGACATGGTTGACAACGGCATCACGTCGTATCTTGATATTTCTGTTGCTGGGACGGTAACATTAACAGGTGATGGGGCAGTAACACTGTCTAACACCAACGGAACAAGTGCTGCAACCAACATCGTATCAAGCCTGACGGGCGCGGGTACAGCATCAGCGCAGTTTGCCATCATCAAGGTTACAGGCACACTGACCACAGCCAAGGTTATTACTGCACCGTCTACCAGTAAGACTTACCTGATTGTCAACTCCGCTACGGGCAGCACGGTTACTTTAAAGGCCAGTGGGCAGACGGGTATCTCCGTAGCTGTAGCTGAGACAGCCATTGCGTACTTCAATGGAACGGACTACGTTAAGGTTGCGTCAACAGTAGCTGCAACAAACGTATCCTCAATCACATTTGGTTCCACGGGTTTAACTCCAGCTACGGCCACCACTGGCGCAGTAACGGTTGCAGGCACTTTAGCAACTGCCAATGGCGGTACAAACTTAACATCGTTTACTTCCGGCGGGGCGGTATACGCCACTTCCACGAGTGCATTAGCTACTGGCACTTTGCCAAATACAGCAGGTGGTACTGGTCAATCAAGCGCGTTTACACAATACGGCATAACATACGCCAGCACCACAACAGCTTTGGCTACAACAGCGGCAGGGACGGCGGGTCAAGTTCTAACCAGCAATGGCTCATCAGCACCAACCTTTCAAACGTCAAGCGGCATTACAACTGGTAAATCCATCGCAATGGCGATGATCTTTGGATTCTAAGGATAAATCATGGCAAACCCAAACATAGTCAACGTCACGACCATCTACGGTAATACAACTTACCTGACGCCGTCAGCTACCACTGCTGTGGTGTTGTTGCCTAACACCGCATCGTCTGGCAAGGTCTACAAGATCAATCAGATCGTTGCAACCAACGTTAACGGTTCTGCGGCTGTGAACACCACGGTCAGCTTATACACCAACGGCGCTGTGGCTCAAGGCTCTGCACCTTCTGGCGGTACGGCTTACCCAATTGCTTCTACCATCTCGGTTCCAGCAAACGCCGCTTTGATCGTAACGGACAAGACTACTGCAATCTACTTGCAAGAAGGCACATCCATTTCGGTGACTTCAGGCACGGCAAGTGGTATCACTTACAGCATCAGCTACGAAGACATCTCTTAATCGGGAGCCTACATGAGCTTCAGATACAAAGGCGGAGTTAAATCCGCTACTGCCAATACACCAACAGCCAGTATTGCTACTGGGATGTGGACACGCCCACAGCAGATGCAAGCGCAGGCTGGTAGCATTTGGCCCCAAGCGCCTTATTCTATTGAATACCTTGTGGTTGCAGGTGGTGGCGGCGGAGGTGCTCGTAGCTATGGTGGAGTAACTCCCTCAGGAGGCGCTGGTGCAGGGGGTTATAGGACAGGCACGGCAGCCGTTACTGTTGGTACGGCTCTTAATGCAACTGTAGGTGGCGGAGCGTCTCAAGTTACGTCAAGTATCAATTCGGGAAATAGTGGGACTGACTCTTCTTTTAACAGTTTGTCATCTACTGGCGGCGGTGGTTCAAGTAGAACTGGAGGGTCTGGTGGCGGTGCGGCGGCTCCCTACGGGGGGGGCGCAACCGCGGGATCGGCTGGCACATCTGGTCAAGGTAATAACGGTGGAAGTTCATATTGGGGAAGTACTGGCGGGTGTTGTTGCGTCCCGGCCATTACTTATTATGCGGGTAGCGGCGGCGGCGGCGGTGCAGGCGCTGTAGGTGGAAGCCGTGCGGCAAGCAATTCGGCCTCCGCTTCGGGTAGCGGCGGCGCGGGTTCTACTTGGTCTAATGGCGTTACTTATGCTGGCGGTGGTGGTGGATCCGCCGCCGCTAATTCTACAGCTGGGTCTGGCGGGTCTGGCGGCGGCGGTAATGGAAATACTGTATGGAACACCACCACCCCTTCTGGATCGGCAAATACAGGCGGCGGTGGCGGTGGCGGCGGGGATAGCTTGGGTGATGGTGTTTGGTCTACTTCTGCTGGAGGCTCTGGCATCGTCATCATTCGTTATGCTGGCGCTCAACGTGGAACAGGCGGTACAGTAACTTCTGCGGGTGGATACACTTACCACACCTTTACATCTTCTGGGACATACACAGCATGAGCACAAAGTACCCCGGCGGGTTCATTACAAAAAGCCCAGTGGCTCCGTCATTGGCGGCGGCGTCTGGTATCTGGTCACTGGATCAGGCCGAGCAAAACATCAAGGCCAACACATGGCCTTTGGCTCCAACAACTCTGTCCCGTTCATTGCGGTTTCGTTCTAGCGCAAGTGCGTACTTGAACCGGACACCAGCAAGTGCTACAAACCAAAAAACTTGGACATGGAGTGCTTGGGTTAAGCGAGGTGTTTTGAGTTCAACAATGCAATTATTTGGGGCGGAT